ACGTATCGCAAACCGAGGTCGCGAACGTCGACGCGGGCGTCTTTCGCGGCGACATAGACGACGCCGGCGGCGACCCCTTTCGGGTCGGTGCCGTCGATAAAGTCGGCTTCGGCGTCGATAGCGGCGTCGACGACTTCGTGTGCGTCGGCCCGTGCCCGGCCGGGAAGCCCGTCGATACGGTCGCATAGGTCGTTCACCGCCGCCGTAATCGCGTCGGGGTCGCCCGGTTCGACCGCGTCGTCCCGAAGGGCAAGCACGTCCCGATACTGGTTTCGAACCGTCGTAACGACGACGTTCGCGACGGTCGCGACGTCGTCTTGTTCGACCCCGGCGTTCCGATAGTTCGACGTCGCATAGACGACGCCCGCCGCGAAGCCGGACACCGAATTCCCGACGTGAAGCCCGGCGTCGACGGCGTCGATACATAACTCGACGGCTTCGGCTTCGAACGCGGGGCCGACGTTCAGGCCGTCGCAAATCCGACGAACCCAGTCGACGGGGTCTTCTGGTTCGACCGTATAGGGGAGTGCCGAAAGAACGTCGTGATACAGCGACACGACGTCGTCTTCGTCGACGTCGGGTTCGACGGGAGCGACGACGTCGTCGGGCTTGGTCGGTATATCCCGAACGCGGGCCGCCGCATAGACGGCCGCCGGGAACGCCGCCGCCGGGAACTGGCCGTCGCCGCTAAAGCGGCCGGCACCGTCGCGTTCGGGGCCTTCTTCGATAGCCCCTTCGTCGACGGCGTGGTCGAAACACGTCACGGCCATATCGCCGATAGTGTCGTCGAAGCCGGCGGCGTTTGCGATACGCCGAAGTAGTAATTCGTACTCGTCGTCGGTCGCGGATTGTGGCATTACGCTCGAAGATAGGCGAACCGGCGATAAAAGTATGTCGCTAATGCACAACCCATAGTATCACAAAACGTATGCAACACACGAACCAGAAA